ATTCACCTAAAGGTGGTGAGTACAAACCATTCTCAATGGAACGACTATCTAAGATAGGTAGAATAATTATGAGACAGGCTAAACTACCAGATGAATTACGCTTGATGGATCTGCGAAGAACTGGTACAACTGAAATGGTAGAGGCAGGTGTGCCATTGCCACAGATTATGTCAGTGACAGGTCATGCTAATCCACAGTCTGTGAAGCCTTACATAAAGAATACTTATCTTAGTGCTAACAGTGCACTGACTGCACGACAACAGTTTAAGGAGGAATGATATGCAAAAAGATTTATTTACTCCTAGTGATCTAATTAAACTAGAGGGAGGTAGAGGAAAAACATGCACCAAGTGTAAAGAGCACTTACCTGTGTCCTTTTTTCCCTCGTCACCAGACAAGTTATACAAAGTTAGAAACGAATGTAAAAAGTGCACAGCTAAACTTCAGAAAGAGGTAGAGAAGTTACGTAGCATTTACGGTATGCCTGATGATGACTACGTATGTCCTATATGTTTACGTAATAAAGAAGAGGCAGCTGAAGGTGCTAGTAAAAAATCATGGGTGTTAGATCACTGTCACGAGACTGGTACGTTTAGAGGTTGGCTTTGTGGAAAATGTAATAGAGACTTAGGTAATTTTAACAACGATATTGATACTTTTAAAAGAGCGATAAAGTATTTACAGGAGCATCAGAAATGTATAGCTTCATCCAAAACTTAGACATACAGGAGTCTGAAACAATTAGGATGGATTGTCCTGAGTGTAAAGGACGTAAAACATTTACAGTGACCAACAACAATGGGCATCTGCTATGGAACTGTTACAAGGTAGGATGCAACATCAGTGGTGCTAATAAAATGGGTATGTCTGCTGAGTCTATACACAGGAAATTAAATATGATAGAAGAAAGCACAGTTAAAAAGTTTATGATGCCGATAAACATTGTGCCTGTCAGTGGTGAGTATTCACATTCATTAGCATGGGCATGTAGCTGGGGTCTGTCACCTAAAGAACATAACCTTATGTATGACATACGTGAGCATCGTGTTGTGTTTCCTGTAGTGCATAGAGGTATTACTGTAGATGCTACAGGCAGATCAATAGCCAAGCGTTTACCTAAGTGGAAAAGGTATGGAAATAGTAGGTTGCCTTATGTACATGGTTGTGGTAAGGTAGCTGTTGTTGTAGAGGACTGTGTTAGTGCAGCAGTTGTTGGAGATGATCGACATACAGGAGTAGCTTTAATGGGAACATCAATGTCCAATGAACAGAAGCAGTATCTAACGCAGTTCTCTACAGCAGTAGTGGCATTAGATCCAGATGCGTTAAAGAAAACATTAGCAATAGCAAAGGAGTTAAGAAGTGTAGTTAAGGATGTAAAAGTTCTACGTCTACAGGACGATATAAAGTATAGGAATGAGAAAGATATAGATGCACTTAATACAATATGAAAGGATAAGATATGGAACTTTCACTTATAAGAAGCCTCATGGAGAAACAATTCTACGAGGAACATAGAGGTTCACGTTGCCCTATGAAACTATTCAGCAAGGATATACAGAAAGTTAAACGTGTAATAGATAAAGCAATGGATGATTACAATCGCAGTGTCTCACCAGATGAAGTTGAGGCACTTTTTTTATCGGATAATCCAACCCTGACTACAGCACAGAAGCAACAGTACTCTGCTTTGTTTGGTCAGATTAAAACACAACAGCCTATGGGTAAGGACATAGCACAAGAGGTACTGTCTAAGTTATTTCAGCAGGTGATTGGTGAAGAGGTTGCTAACTTGGGTTTCGACTTTGTTAATGGATCACTCAAAAGTCTACAGCCACTACGTAATCTACTTGAGGTACATGGTGATGACTTCATACCTAAGTTACAGGTACAGTGGGAAGACATGAACATGGACAGGATACTTGATGAGGGTGACTTACAAAGCAAGTGGACCTTCAACATACCTAGCCTTGCACGTAAGGTTCCGGGCGTGAATGCAGGTCAGCTTATTGAGATAGGTGCTAGGTCTAACACAGGTAAGACTAGCTTCCATGCCAGCTTGGTGATGGGGCCAGATGGTTTCGCAGATCAGGGTGCTAAAGTTATTGTACTTTGTAATGAGGAAACACCCACTCGTGTAGGCCACAGGTATCTTACATGTGCAGTAGGTACAGACTCAGTAGGCATACGTAAGGACAAAGCTAGACATCTAGCTACGTACAAAGCTAAGTCTAGGCATCTTAAGTTCAAGGACAGTACAGAGAAAGACATGGCATGGGTAGAGTCAGTATGTAAGTATTACAAGCCTGACATCATCATGCTAGATATGGGTGACAAGTTTACATCCACAGCTAACTCTGCCAGTATACATGAGACACTCAAACAGAATGTCATGTACGCTAGGCAGATAGCAAAGCAACAGGAGTGTGCTGTGTTCTATATGTCACAGTTATCTGCTGAAGCTGAAGGTAGAGTGGTACTCAACCAATCTATGATGGAAGGTTCCAAGACAGGCAAGGCAGCTGAAGCTGACCTCATGCTCCTGATTGCAAGGAACCCACCAACAGAGAACCAGACTGAAGAAGATACACAGAGACATATTAACATTGCAAAAAACAAGTTGACAGGTTGGCATGGTATGGTAACTTGTGAGTTTGATTATAAGACAGCATTGTTTTCAGCATAAGGAGGTTAAACATGGTTAATATATTCACACCTAAGAAGGATGCAGATGAGCAGATCTTCTTTCCATTCGGTCCTGTCATGGGCTACAAGAAACTAAGTCCTGAGTTTGTAAAGAATATGAATAGTTTCTATGAAGAAGAACCTGATCTACAGGACTACTCAGATAATCTGGTAGGTAAGGTAGGTCAGGAGCTACACTTCAATGAAGCAATGAGAGACTTGTTCTTGAATGAAGTCAAAGACTTTATAGGCAGGTATAATCAGACAGCTACTATACGAAACTCATATGGTAGAAACAGATTAAATACAGATAACTTTGAGTACAGTATGCAGTTCGTATCTGGCTGGTTAGTCAGGCAGTTTCAACACGAGTACAATCCAGTGCACCTACATACAGGATGTCGTATGTCCTGTGTTGGGTATCTTAAACTGCCTGAAGGTATCGAGAAGGAATGGGAAGAGGACTACAAAGATCATCATCCTTCTCATGGACACATACAGTTTATATCTGGTAGTGCAGGTAGCTACAGTGCTACAAACTTTATGGTAAAACCACAAGTGGGAGACTTCTATGTATTCCCTAGTGAGTTATTTCATTGTGTGTATCCTTTCTATACTAAAGGTGAGCGCAGATCGTTTAGTTCTAACTTTAACTTTGTAGAAATTCCTAAAGGAGAGAAAAGTGAAACTGACTCTTGATGTAGAAAACACAGTAATCAAACGTGAAGGTAAGCTACAGCTAGATCCTTTCGAGCCAGAGAACACACTTGTTATGGTGGGTATGCTCGATGATCAGGGCAATGAAGACATCGTTACGTTTGATCACAGTGAAGTAGAGGCTACTCCTAATGGTCATGCTATTGTACAGAACAAGCTAGATCAAGCTACTGTACTGATTGGTCACAACATAGGCCATGACTTAGTGTGGCTATGGGAGTCAGGCTTTACCTACAATGGATCAGTGTTTGACACAATGATGATGGAGTACCTAATACTACGTGGTGTCAAGCAACCTCTGTCATTGGAAGCATGTGCTCAACGCTACGATCTGGATACTAAGAAGCAGGACACTCTCAAAGCTTATCTCAAGCAGGGTGTATCAGTACGTGACGTACCACATGCTGAGTTATCTGAGTATCTAAGTGCTGACCTACATGCAACACAACAACTGGCACATGAATTACGTGTCAAGCTAGTGGGTACAGATGCTAGTGGTATGCACAATGTAGTGCAACTAACTAATCAGATGGTTATTGCATTAGCTAAGATCTACACGAGAGGTTTTAACGTAGACATTACTGCACTGGAAGGTGTACGTATTGCATTTGAAGAAGAAAGAAAGGAGGTATTATCATACTTAGAAACTAAAGTAAGGGAATTAATGGGGGATGTACCATTAAACTTAAGCAGTCCAGAGCAACTATCCACTCTGATATACAGTCGTAAGCCTGTAGATAAAACAGTCTGGATAAATAAGTTCGATCCATATATGGGGCAGACTGCTTTTAAACAACTGGTCAGGGAAGAAACTGACATAGTGTACAAGTCACATATAAAGCGGTGTGCCGATTGCTATGGGTCAGGTAAAATAAGAAAGGAGAAAAAGGATGGAACACCATACGCCAAACTGTCAAAGTGTAACTCGTGCGATGGCAATGGGTATCATGTTATTCCTACTAGTATTGTTGGTGGTTTAAAGTTTAATGCTCCCAATGCTAAGTGGGCTACAGCTAATGGGTTCTCTACTAACAGAAAGAACCTAGAGCTACTGGCAAACTCAGCGAGAACTAAAGGCATGACTGATGCACTAGAGTTTCTTGAGAAGGTACAAAGGCTATCTGCATTGGATACTTATCTATCCTCATTCGTTGGTGGGATAGCTAACAATGTGAAAGCTGATGGTAAGTTACACGTAAGACTGAACCAACACATGACATCTACTGGTAGGCTAAGTGGGAAAGAGCCTAACATGCAGAACATGCCACGTGGAGGTACGTTCCCGGTTAAGCGTGTATTCGTATCGAGGTTCAATGGAGGCAAGATACTTGAAGCTGACTTTGCACAGCTAGAGTTTCGAGTAGCTGCGTACCTATCTCAAGATCCTGTAGCTATCAGGGAAGTAACAGATGGTTTTGATGTGCATTCCTACACAGCCAAGATCATCACAGATGCTGGGCAGGTTATGTCCAGACAAGATGCCAAAGCACATACCTTTGCTCCTCTATATGGGGCTAGTGGATATGGTAGATCTAAAGCAGAAGCTACCTACTACACCCACTTCAATGAGAAGTACAAGGGTATTGCTAACTGGCATGACACTCTTGCCAAAGAAGCACTTAACACAGGCAAGATTACAACACCATCAGGTAGGGAGTTTTCTTTCCCTGATGTACAGAGAAATGCACGTGGTAGGATCAGTTATTTTACACAGATCAAGAACTATCCTGTGCAATCATTTGCTACAGCAGACATTGTACCTGTAGCATTACAATGGATAGAGACATTATTGAAAGGTAATAAGTCTTGCGTTGTCAATACAGTACACGATAGTATTGTCATTGATGTACATCCAGAAGAAGAAGATCAAGTCTTAACTGCTATTGATGATTGCAATACTAATTTGTACATGTATATTAAACAAGATCTAGGTGTTGATATTAATGTACCTTTACTATTAGAATCTAAAATAGGTAATAATTGGCTTGACATTAAGGACGTTGCGTAGTATAACTATGCTCTTTTGAAAAACTATGTGAGGAGAAAAACACATGTCAATAACAACTGTAGATACAAACAACTATGACGAAATGGCTAAAGCAATGGGCATCACAGCAGATGCTGGTAACAAGAGTAAGCAGACTAGCAATCTAGCTAGACTACGTATCTCTCATTCAGCTATTATGGGTGAGACTGAACTGAAAGGTAAGAAGGTAAACATGGAGGTGGTGTCAGGTGGACACTTCAAGTTAGAAGTACCAGACAGTAGCACTGTGTACGCACCACAGATTAAGATACGTACATTCTTACAACGCTTTATGTACAAGCGTTTCATTAAAGGTTCAGGTAACATTCCTAATCGCTTTGTCAAGACTGTCATGGGTGAGTCCTTGTATGTCGATCTCAAAGACAACGATGGTGGGTTCAACTGTGGTAAGCCTAGTGGTTGGATCAAAGACTTCAAGGCACTGCCTACTGCACAGCAGGATCTTATCAGACAGATCAAACGAACACGTGTTGTGTTTGGTTTAGCTGACCTCGTTGATCCTGTAGATGAATCAGGTGCAGAAACTAAGGTAGGTACTACACCTTTCATATGGGAGATAGATAATCGTGATGCCTTTAAGATACTAGGTGACACATACAACTCCTTTAATAAGCAGAGACTACTACCTATCTCACATGTGCTTACTATCGGCACAGAAGAAAAGCCATTGCCAAATGGTAGTAGCTTTTATATCCCAGAAGTATCTGTTAATATGGACAATTCCATTGCTCTGACATCAGATGATCAGTCTACTTTCGCTGACTTTATGGAGTGGGTAGATAGTTATAATGAGTATATAGCTACTACTTGGAATGATAAGTCTAAGCGTAAGATGTCTGCTGAAGATACAGACTTAGTGAATGAGTTCCATGATGTTGATAATGAAGTGCCATTCTAGATGAATCATCCTGCTGAACTGGCACTAGCGCAGTACATGACAGATGCAGCCAATGGTAAGGCTGTGTTATCTGAAGATACGATACAACGTATTGGTAAGGATGTTATGGACGCACTAGCTCGTCAGTTTGGTGGGGGCAACAAGCGTGGTGAGTTCGGCTTGAGGATGTCTAATATAGGCAGACCCTCTTGCCAACTCTGGTTTCAAAAGAACCAGCCTGAGAAAGCACAGCCCCTACCCAGTAACTTTGTAATGAACATGATGTTAGGAGATATAGTAGAGGCAGTATTCAAAGGACTATTAACAGAGGCGAAGGTAGAGTATGGAGATGCTGATACAGTAGAGCTAGACCTACCTGAACAAGACACTAAGATTAAAGGCACTTATGATATAGAGATTGATGGGGCTGTAGATGATATTAAATCTGCATCTGATTGGTCCTATAGAAATAAGTTCAAAGACTTTGCTACGTTAAAAGCACACGACTCGTTTGGTTATGTAGGTCAACTTGCAGGATATGCTACAGCATCAGGTCTTAAAGCTGGTGGTTGGTGGGTAGTTAATAAAGCAAATGGTAGCTTTAAATATGTACCAGCTAAAGGTATTGACATGATGGAAGAAATGTATCATATTAACAAGACAGTCAAGACTGTTAATAAGAATGAGTTCAAGAGATGTTTTGACGCAGTAGATGAAACCTTTAATGGTAGGCTAACAGGAAATAAAATACTAGGTAGTGAGTGTGGCTGGTGTTCTTTCCGCAAAACCTGTTGGCCTGAGTTGAAAGAACTGCCAGCATTGAAGTCACGTGCAAAGGAACCTAAGATAGTTCCTTACGTGCATATAGAGAAGGAGAGTAGAGCATGACTGATTTTCCTGAAGCAAGTTATCTTGAGGCAAATCCAGACGTTAAAGAAGCTGTAGAGAATGGACAGTTTCGTGATGGCAAGCATCACTATGATGCATATGGTAAAAATGAAAACAGAAAGGGGTTAGAAGAATGGGTGAAGACTTAGCAGAATTAGAAAGTGCAATTAGAGAAGCTGAAGCACAGCTATCTGAAATGAAACGTGAGTACAAAGAGAAGCGTACTGCTTCCTTACGTGCTGCATTAGAGGCTAGGAAAGACATAGACTCTACAATACGTGAGGAGCTAAAGACACTAGGCTATGGTGTAAATCAGCTAGGCTCTGGTGCATTTTCATTCTGGCATGGTAGAGCTTCATAATACGTGATGAACTATACAAAGTTCTCTCATGCAAGGAAGTATGGGTACAGGTCAGGCTTAGAAAAGAAACTCTCTGATGAACTTAAGGCTTTAAATATAAATTTTTCTTATGAAAGTCTTAAGATAGAGTGGGAAGATCTAGCCTACCGTACCTATACTCCTGACTTTATACTTGACAATGGTATAATAATAGAGTCTAAAGGTATGTTCACAGCTATGGATAGACGTAAGCATATTGCAATAAAGAGACAGCATCCTAAACTAGATATAAGATTTGTTTTTGAAAATAGCAGGAGGAAGTTACGCAAAGGAGCAAAGAGTACGTATGGAGAGTGGTGTTATAAGTATGGCTTTCTGTATACAAGCAGGGTTATACCTGAAGAATGGATAAAAGAAAAAGGCAAGAACAAACATGGAAAGTTTATAGCATTTACTGGAAATAAAAGGAGAAAGATATGACACTAGAAATAACTCCAGAGTTTAATCCTAATGACTTTGCAATACGATTGCGTCCTCATATGGTAGAAGGTCAGTGGAATGGTGATGTGGATATATGTATTATGTGGGATGATAAGCATAATCTTACAGGAGAAGACTTTACAAAGCTGATGCATTTGACTAAAATGATATGTGCGTCTGTACCTATTATGGAATATGATGAAGTACTACGTAATGACATAAGTAATTATGTAACAGATTATGAGAATGATACGTTACCAAAATCACCACTAACTGAGCCTGTTCAGGCAGAGGTAACTGGTGTAGATGGTAATGTAATACATTTAACCTTTAATACTAGAACGAAAGGATCAGCATAATGCAGACACTTACAATGGGAGATAACACGTTTACTATATCAGAACCTGAACTACCTTTTGCTGATATGGTAAATAGTCCACCACACTATAATAAAAGTGGTATAGAATGTATAGATGCTATAGGTGCAGCTACTGATGCAGGGTACAAGTATTACCTGCAAGGCACAGTAATCAAGTATCTATGGAGATATGAGTACAAGAACAAACCAGTTGAGGATCTTAAGAAAGCACAGTGGTATCTTAATAAGCTGATAGAAGAGACTGAGAAGAATGAAGTAAATGCTTTAGCGAAATCATTTACATGAAAGTAAAAGTATTTTTAACCTTAGACATTGACAAGGAGGAGTATCCTATGCCCTCTGATGGAGATGTCGCATCTGAAATAGGTGATGGCTTACGTGAATACATCCATGATGTAGGAGGCTTAGAGGTATCATCATTAAAAATTACTATGGAGAGATAGACATGCACACAAATAACTATTTAAGTTCCGACTACCAAAATTTTATTGCACTATCACGTTACGCCAGATGGAAAGAAGGTGAGCAAAGGCGTGAAGGTTGGCTTGAGACAGTAGAGAGATACTTCAACTATCTTGAGAACTATGTAAAAGATAAGTATGGTTACACGATGCCTGATGATATACACAAGAAACTATCTAGTGCAGTACAGGACTTAAATGTTATGCCAAGTATGAGAGCGTTGATGACAGCAGGTGC